TACATGAACTGCCACCACCCTGTTCTGACTGTCTAGTTTTGCGAAATGAGCCATAATAAATCTTATTTGTATTTGTAACGGAATACGACTATGCCAGAACCTCCATCACCGCCGTCATAATCTGTAGAAGCATCGTAGCTATAGCTGCCGCCACCGCCACCCGCCCCGTAATTCGCAGTTCCATCTCCTCCTGCATTTGATCCAGTGCCGTCTGCGTACCCTCCATTACCGCCACCGCCATATCCTTGTCCTCCCTGTCCCGTATCGGTGCTTACAGTGCTGTCATAATCACACCCGCCACCACCGCCACCGCCGCGAAGGTTTGTTAGCCATGAAGGTTTTGCACCGATACCACCGTCACCGCCGTAAAAAGCATAGTCAGCGTAACTCGCATCTCCTCCAGCACCCCCTGCACCCCCACCGCCGCCAGCGGGATAGAGATAACCTGAATCACCTTCGGTAACACTTGCAACACCACCATCGTTTCCGTAACTCCCTCCCGTTCCTCCTGCCCCACTGTAGGTGTCCTCGGCACTATCATCATAGTAAGTTGACGCACCACCACCAGACCCATCGGCTAGTGAGGTTCCGTCTCCCTCGTCAACACCGTAAGTTCCTCCACCACCACCACCACCCGCGCTGACGGTCGAAACTCCAGCAGCAGTGTAGGTAGGCTCAATCAAGAGCTTGGTGTTTGAGTCAACAACGAAAGGTTCTTCTACAGGGGTGAAGTCGGTCAGATACCGAGCAACATTGCTGATTCGGATTTGGTCGAGGTAGCCATCAAGATAGAAGGGATAACCGCCCGAAGAATATGTAGTGTTATTCCGGCCAATATCCATAGCTCGGCCTGAACCGCCAATAGTGTGGGATTGTGTGGTTGTGCCTATTGCCGCGCCGTCCAGATAAAACGTAAAATCATCACCACTCCGAACGATGGCAACATGATACCATGTATCAGCGGCATCAAGAGTTCCGGTACTCGTTAAATTTAATTCCCAAGGGCCACCGTCTGACTCGGAAAGAAATCTCAACTTTTTATCAGATTGAACAAAAAAATACCAACCCGTCGAGCCATTAGCAGCATCGGCTTGTCCAGCTATGGAATACTGTGTGGAAGTAGCCGCAAGGTTTATCCACGCCTCAACGGTGAAATCGCTAGTGCCAAACACAAAATCCGAACTAGAAGGGATGCTCAAGTAATCCCCCGACCCATCAAAAGCAATCGAAGCATTACCAATCTTCTTTGTTGTCGTATCGTATGCAGCAGTTCCTGCCGTGGTAATGGTGTGGTCGCTTGTGCTTACATCAAAAAATTCCTGTGACCCTGCCTGTGCGTAACTGGAAGGTGTACCGTCTCCTCCTGCCTCTAATTGGTCTGTATTCCCTGCACCACCAGCACCGACTGTAACTGCAACAGTTGTTTCAGATGAAGAGATGCCTGTGGCAGTTCTATAACCACCGCCACCTCCACCCGCACCTGAACCTGTGCCTCCTCCTGCGCCACCACCGTAAACCGCATAGTCAAAGGTGTTACTGCCACTTGCCGTTCCTGCGTTAGTGATTGCGAACCCGCCGTCTCCTGTAAAAGTATGCAGCTTGTAATCACCGGAAGTGGTTACTGTCCCGCCTTCTGCCTCAATGTAATCGTGGCTGGTTCTGTAACGACAAACGATAAGACCCTTACCGCCAGCAGCACCATCGTAACTTGTTTGATGGGCAGCACCGCCGCCTCCGCCTCCACCACTGTTTTCGGTTCCAGTGGTTGAGTGGGTAGTATTAGTGCCTCCTGCTCCACCTCCACCTGAACCCCCCGCACCTGAACCCCCCGCAGTCCCGCTGCCAGAACCACCTCCTCCCCCTGCGTAGGTTGTGCTTGTAAATGAAATTGAATTTGCCTCTCCCGCTCCTCCAGCCCCTCCGTTGTAAAAGCTAGGGCCAGCATTACCTACAGCCCCTTTACCTCCACCTCCGCACCCACTATGGGGTCTATATACTCCGTCACCCCCACCATCATTGCCGTAAGCGGCATCATTCGCGGAGCCTCCCCTGCCATCTGTTGAACCCGTTCCTGCAATACTGGAACCACCGCCAGAGCCACCATCTGCACCACTTAAATACGCGAAGTTGGATGTGTAGTCTCCATTAAATGAACCACCACCACCACCACCGTCCATCTCGGTGAAGGAACCTAACTGTGTGTTTGATCCATTGCTTCCTCTCGCGTTTCCAGCAGAAGAACCCGCACCTCCAGCCCCAATCGTGACAGAGTAGGTCTGTTCTGCTGCGGCTTGGCCCGTTACATAGTTGTAACCACCAGCACCCCCGCCGCCGCCTTGGTAATTCGCGGAATCCCCAACACCACCACCTCCTCCCCCTGCGACTACCAGATAGTCGAAGGTATCAGAACCGTCAGCAGTTCCAGCATTGGTAATCTCAAAATCAGTTCCTTCAGCAAGGAAGGTGTGAACTTTATAGTTGCCCTCGGTGGTGATAGTTCCACCCGTAGCCTCCACATAATCAGAGTCAACTGCTGCAAACCTATATGGATTTAGGACATAGGACATTTAGCGCGTTCCGATTAACCAAATCTTTAGCCCTGCTCCTGCTGTGGAGGAGCCAACTGTATCAATGTCCACCGTGATTTCCGCATCATCTGCCAGAGCAGAATCGCTGATTACAGGGGGAGTAGCCGCTGTGGTTGATGTCTTCTCACTGGCATCAATCGTAATTTTTGTTGAAAGAATAGTGGAACCTCCCTCATTGATGTCTACGGTTAGAACCGACCCAACCGGAGCGGTTGTTACACTTGCCCTAACAGCAGTTAAGGTCATAGCGTGGGGCATTCTAAAGGTTGCCTTTGCTGTTCCAGTAGTGAGTGCGGTTGTCTCATCTGAACAAGCCATTCCGATTTCAACAGGGAGGGCAGAGATGGTATTGCTCGACGCACTGATCGTCTTGTTGGTGAGAGTTTGCGTGTGATCGTTGAATGTAAACTCGTCAGCGGCTCCCAAAAGCGGGAGGGTAACAGTCCTGTCAGCAGCAAGTTCACTCACCGCAACCACATACTGGTGATCCGCACTCGTATCATTAATCTGTGGGGTGGTTAGAACCGGACTCGTAAGGGTTTTGTTGGTAAGGGTGTCTGTCGTTGCCCTGCCAACCAAAGTGTCTGTGTCTGTCGGTAACGTAACAGTTCCAGTGTTGGATATGCTGGAAATGATGGGTGTGGTTAACGTCTTGTTGGTGAGAGTCTGCGTGTCACTGGTTCCTACTATTGTTCCAGCAGGCAAACCTTGACCTCCATCCTTAATTAGCTTTCCGGTTGTGCTGTCAAATAGGACAATGTTATCTCCTGTCGCACTGCTTGGCCCAACTACATCACCGCTTCCCCCGCTTCCACTGGCGGCAGCAGTGATTCTTCCCTGCGCGTCCACTGTGATGCTTGTGTTAGTGTAAGAGGCTGCGGTAACGGCAGTATCGTCAAGGTCGAGCGTGATGGTTCCTGCACCAGTAATCGGCCCACCGGAACTTGATAAACCTGTTCCTCCGGCTACCGCAACACTTGTCACGGTTCCAGAGCCAGTAACAGAACCCCATTCAGGGATTCCCCCTGAAGAAGTCTTCAGCACATCTCCTGTGCCGCCGATGCCCAACTTGTCCAAGGAGTTGGTGGCATCCGAAAAAAGTATATCTCCCTTGGTGTAGGTAGTCTGGTTTGTTCCACCACTCCCTTCAGCCAGTGTTCCGGCAACAGTAATTGTTCCAGTGGAAGTTACTGGCCCACCACTCGTTGTTAAGCCTGTTGACCCACCGGAAACATCCACGCTGGTAACTGACCCTAACCCTGACACCAGATTGGATTTTGTAATCTTCTTTGTCTCGCCTGTGGAGGAAACAGAAGTCTCACTTACATCAACAATCGCCAATACATCGTCATCTGCCGCAGAAGACAGAATAGAGAGAGCGGTAATTTTCTTGTTAGCCATTTAGAACCCCCATGCTTTCTTAATTTGTTTTGTGGTAAATTGTGATTGCCTCATAAACCTGGAGCCTTCTTGTTGCTCCAGTTTATAGTAGCCGCCTTTAACCTGTTCAGCTTGGGAAGGTATCTTTACTTGATTGGCGACAGTAAAACCCTCGTTGGCGATGCACCGTTTATAGTCCACCCCATCACGGGTTATACGGGTGGTCTTGGGGGGAACAATGTCCTCCACAACCGCCCCGCCTTCAGAGACAAAGGAATAGATTGGCATTTAATAGCCCTCTTCTTCGTCCTGCTCTGCGGCCATCGCACGAAGCACATCCTCCTCGGAATCCTTCTCGATCTCCTTGTCGTCATGCTCCACATATTCCAGTGGTTCGCCGTTAGCCGTTTTCAAGTCAACATGGGCGTGGTCGCCATCAAGGCCAACCAGTTCCCCTTCAACATTTTCAAGGACAACCGAATCACCCACTTCAGGTGATAAATCCTCGCCCTCCTCTGAACCCGCAGCCAGTGCGGTCAATGGTACTTTAATCATTTCACAACCCTCCTCGTCTTTATTGGAACGACCGTGGTGAGGGGGTTTCCCCCCTCCCACGGCAATTATAAGGGTTACTCCACCTTTAGGTTTCATAACTTGATTAGCTGTTAGGCAGTGGAAGCCGTCTTGCTACGCATAACAACGTAGTAATTCGGATTCAGTCGCAACGCAGTCCAGAACGTCTTGAATGAACAAGTCGTTAGTTGGTTTAGCGGATCGGATTTGTCAGCCGTGTCAACAATCTCAACCTTGGGGCTGAACGGAGACTGACTTGATAAGTCAGGACAACCGTAAGCCTCGGAGCCGAGGAATGGTGTTGCATGAATGTCGTTGGTTGCGGCAGTACCACCTCCACCAGACGCATCATAAACAAACCTGTCACCGTCAGTGCCAAGTGTGTCACCAGTGATGAACGGATTTGTGGACATGATGAACTTCGCCCCGTAGAGGGAGCCACACTCCCCTTTATACAAGTCCTCAACATTACTGTATTGTGCAGCGTTTACCCAGGTACTGTCCGTCATCACGTCACTAATCACCTGTGGGCTGGCCGCTGCAACATACATTCCGCCCTTGGCGGGTTGTGCGCGGTTCACCTTCAGTTGAGTAACAGCGTTCAGGACAGCCGCAGCATCAAGCAGGGTATCTGCCCCCGTGGTTGCCTCAAACGTGGTGTACTCGGCAGAGCCGGAACCCGATGCCCATGTCTCCTTCGTTCCGTCAGCATACAACTCAACGAGTTCGTCGCTGTTATCCAGAACGTAGGTGGAATAGGTGTTTTCCATGGCGTCTCCTGCCACGTTTGATCCCACAATCGTGTTGCGGGTGATGGTATCCATGTCTAGCGCGGCATCCTGTCCATTAGTCTTGATGCTCTGCGAAAGGCTATTGAATAAATCAGTAGCCGTCAGAATATCAGTCAACTGAATGACTTGTCCGCGTTGTGATAATGCTTTCTCTACTTTTGCCATAGAGAGAGCGCGAGTTCCGCTAGGTGCAGTGCCTTCCGTTAATGCCTCAATGGCAGAAGTTGAAGGTGCGCCATAACGAAACATGGTAATCGCCTTGTGACCCGCCCTCGCAGGGAGGGGAGCCTTATTGGCGAACTGATCCAAAACCAGTGCTTGAACAGCATAGGACAACAGTTTCCTGCTGAAATAGTTCTGATACTGGTTGGACAGTGTAGTAGTGGTTGTTGTTGCCATACTTTCTAGTTCCTAAACAATCATTGACGTATCACAATGTGACACCGTAGGCATTAAAGATTGTCGTCATGGGCCATGGCAGCACGCAATAATGATTGCTTCTGCTCATCGTCGCTCATGTCGTCAAATGCTTTCTCACCATCCGGCTTCCCATTGCTGTATCCACCCGTGATTGATGTTTTCTTTTCCAGTTCGTTTAGTTTGTCAGAGAGTTCCTTGTTTTCAGCCTTCACCTTTGTAACCTGTTGAGCCTCCAGCTTGTCCTGTGCCGCCTTGACTGCGTGGCGCAGTCCCTCGGCACGGGGCGCATAGAGCAAGTCCGGATGCGACTTGATTACTTCATTGGCTGCGATGGTGAGTGGATGGGAGTCGTTACGCAGATCGGGCATCTCCTTGTAGAGTTGTTCCCGTCCCGCGTTCCATTCCTGCTGGGCTTGAGTTCTTAACCTTTCAGTCTGAACCTCTTTGCCTTTGCTTTCCAGTTCGCTCGCCTTGGCCTTGGCGGCTTTGGCAAGGTCTGTAGCACCTTCAGTCGTGAAGTTCTCGGCAGCTTCCTCGTAGTCCTTCGCCGTGTGACCGTGTTCATCACGGTAATCGGAGCCGGACTGCAACTTGGTGCGGAGGGTTTCAATCTCCGCCTTTTCCCTTGCAATCTCTTCCTTCTCGCGCTTGTTCTGTTCCTTCACCTCATTGGCTTCGGCCCAGGTTTTGTTCAAACGCTCACGGTTCTTGGCGTACTTACTCTTTGGCTTCTGCTCCGGTTCCGGAGTTTCGGCTTCTGTCAATGAACTCTCTTCGTTATCCGTATTGTCTGCTTCAAGCTCCGGTGGGGCTTCCGCTTCTTCCTCATTGTTTTCTTCAACCGGCGGAATCGCGTCCTCCTCTGGAGGCTCGATGACTACACTCGGTTCTTCACCCGCTTCCATCGCAGCGTCATACTGCGTGGCAGCGGCCAATAGTTGTTCAGCGGTTACTTCACTGGATTCTTCTGGCATACAATACTTCCCTATGATCGCTTAATCCTCGTTCTGTCCATGCAATCAAAAGACAGACCGTGCTGTGGGGTCTTCACTCATCGAACGTCCGACCCCGATTACATCCGATGGTAAATCTTCTTCCGGTTCCAAGTTGCGAGCCATTGACTCCACTGCATGAACCGTGGTTCTCATTCCGTTGGCGAACCCTGCCTCAAACTTCAACTGGTCGGTGTCACGTTGTGATACAACAGCCGCGTTTTGTCGCAACACCATGTTCAACATAATCCTCCGAAACCTACGCCCCGATCCGGACACCAGAAAGTTGCGTAGTGAATTAACATCACCAGCCTCCCATTCAGCTTCATCTATCCAAGGCAGACTCCGGCTTAACGCCCAAGCGGTCTTGATGAATCTTAAAATCCTCACACGACAACCTCCTCAACCGTGTCGGTTTCCTGCACCATTTCCTCCACGGGCGCAGGGGCCGGTGGGGCAGCGGGTTGGGGAGCAACTGCCTGTGCCATTTCCATGGTTTGCTGTTCCTGCACTTGTTGCTCTGATGGGATCATCCCAAGTGACTCAAGGTAGCCCTGAACATCCTTGCGGAGTGACCGCGCATTGTTCGTGTCCACCTGTTCCATGGCTGACAGTAACCCGTCCAAGCGTCCAATAATGGCTTGTTGTCCTTGTGGACTAATTTGCATCCCCGTTTGTCTGGCTTGTTCAAGGAACGCCATGATAACCCCGATGCGAGCCGGATAATCCAAGCCCTGTTGCACGGGGAACGGTTGGCCTATAATCAAAGCGGGGATAATCTTCTGTTCGTCTGCAACCTCATCACCCTGTTTCTGGTTCGGGTCTTGAACCAGACGCGGCAGTAATGACGGGTCTTCCAGTTCGATAATTGATTTGTCCAGTTCAACTTGGTTAATCCACGGGCTGTTCTGGAAAAGCATCTTTCTTTGCACTGCCTTGTTGAGCAGCATGGCTTTGCTTACCATGTCCATGCCTCCGCGTGGCTCAAGCTGGTATTCATCATGCAATGCCGCAGGATCAATCGCCAGTGAGTCCTCAAGGAAACGGTACTGTAAATCTTTCTTGTCAAACTGGAGCAACAAGCCCCATGCCTGACGGAAACAATCCCCCAAGGCTTGCCTGAAAAGGCGCAGACGCAAGTCCATGTTTTGTTGGGCTTGAGCGTTAACCGACTCAATCTCCGTGGCCGTGCGGCGGTCTCTGTCTGCCATGATTCCGTAGTCCGGAACCGTTACGCGCTGTTCGGCAATCGACTGCGTTTGCGCCATCTCCTTGTCAAAATCAATGGGGGTACTGGGCATCTCTACCGGAGCAATTCCAAAGGGAAGAATCTGCCCAGGATTCAGCCGTAAATTGATGGAGTTGGGTAAATCACGCTCGGCCCTGAACAAAGGTTTGTTGAGCAGGGTGGATGCGTCCATTCGCTCGTTCCATGCCTTGGTCAGTGACTCCTCAAATGGTGCGAGCATTTCGCACACCCCGCGTGGAGAGAACCAACCACCGTCTGTGATCTCATATTTTGCAGAGGAGAAAGGAGGTTGGCCGTGGTCATAGGGAACCTTCATGGATTCCCTTAACTTCACATCGGGGGCTTGGGGAGAAAAGCAATCCATCTCCCACTCACCTTCCTCGTTGTGCTGGTAGACTTCCCAGACCACCACTTGATCCTTGTCCGGCGAGTAGGTTAAACCTTCCCGCAGGAGTTTGTCGTTCTTCAGTTCATTACTGATTCCCGAATCATCATCTTCACTCCCGACAATCCGGTTTATCACTGACTTGCTTGTGTCGTAGATTCCCGCTCGCTTGTAGCTTTCCAAGCTCATGGGAATTACCTGTGTAATGCGGTCTGCCCCGTCAATTTCCTTTGTCCACGGCGGCACGATAATGTGCATGGGATCAATGGCTTGAAACTCCACCTGTTTCTTGTCCGGATTCCAGATGGTCTTGATAACCCCGTGACCCCCGACAAGCATATGGTCAATCCAACTCATTACCTCCGTGGAGTAATTACTTTTCTCATGGAGCTTATAGGAAAACCATTGTTCTGCTGCGGTGGTAAACCCGCCCATCTGGCTTCGCATGGGAACAAAGGTGGCAAGCACATCCAACCCCATGGCTTGCTGAAAGAAAGCCGGTTTTAATTTGTTAACAGTGGTGTCAATCAGCGGGAAATGCATATCCGCTGCATTGGGCCATGGTTTGCTTTTACGCCGCAAACCGTCTGTCCTCATCCGATACCATAAACTCTGCCGTTTCTCCCAACGCGCTCGGCTTTTGATGTCGTCAATGATGAGGCTGTAAAGTTTCTGACTCATTTCTTTAAGGTGGGGTACGCTTTCCAGACAGCGCGTTTTATCCCTTCAGGATTCGGGGCATTATGCGCCAGTTTAATGGCTGATTTTGCGCGTTGCTTCGTGTTAATCGGGAAGCTCCCTTTAGGTGCGCCGCCACTGGGGCCAGCGAACTTCTTTACATTCGGGTATTCGCCCACATTGGAACCCCCCGCTTTCTTTCTGGCTTTCTGTTGTGCCTTGGTAAATTTACTCATCGGCCCCGTCTCCTTCCGCGCCGATCCCCCTTCGCGGGTTTCCCCTCCTTGATGTCCTTCTTGGTGGGCTTAATATGCCCGTATTTGTTTGGTTGTTTCATAAATTCAAATAAGTGGGTGACTCTGATTCATGCGGCGAATTGAAGTAATACCTCACCAAGACTGCCGTTGACGCGATCTCCACGCCCAACACATCGTCACTCACTAAAACCCCCTTAACACAATGTGACACGTTAACGCAATAGTTGGATAGACGATTTTTATTCAGAAAAGATTCAAGTATTCCGAAATTCCTCCAGTTTTTTACTTCGGAAACTGTCAAGGAGCCTATTACAGCTAATTAGGCTCCCATCTGTTTACGGGTTTAATTGGGGGGATTAACTCCGTAGGAGCGTATAACGACGAATAAGGCTCCCATGATCGACAAATCTCTTTGCCAATCAAAAAGCAGGGAAAATGATTGTCTAATACCCTGTGAACATCCCCCCAGGTGCGATGTCGCTCTGGACCATGGCGTCTGCTTCCTCGTATAACTGCGTCAGGGTGGGGCGTTGAAGTGCATCATACCTTTCCCAGCTACTTCCCAGACCGCCCCCACAACTTATCGCCCCCAGCACCGCGTCAGCCCTGTCGGGACTAGCCAACCCCCGCAGCTTCATCTTGTCTTTCGGTTCCAATCCCAACTTGCCTTGCCGGTTTACTTCCACCCGTCTGGTCACAAGCTGTTGATGAAGTTTCTTATCCTCCGGTAACACCACCTCTTTGCTCGCTATTGTCCTCGCTCCAGTGTGCCACATCTCCGCGCCCCTGTTCTGGTAACGCGGGTCAAAAGGTTTGCCCCCGAAGTTCACCCTGTGGATGTCGTACCCCGCATCCATCAACGCATCGCACAAAGGTAATCCTAATCCACCTTCATCCCCGTAAATCTCGTCCGGTACAAGTCCGTGCTTATCAAAAAGGTTTATCAGTTTTCCTATCGTCTTGTTCGTGTCCCGTTCCTTCCAAGTTTCCATCTCCGTGATCTCATTGCCTTTCCGCAAACAAAACACCGTCTCATCTCCCCCAGCAGCGAAGTCCACAAAAGCCACATTCATTCCCTCACTCCTTGGTGGGGGCTGGGAAAGGCACTCCTCAAGTTCTCGTAAACTCAAAACCACACCATCATCACTGTCATCCACGAACTCCCCATAAATCATAGACCGGATCAACGGACTCTTCTCCCCATACGTCCTCACCTGTTCCTCAATCCAATCCTTCGTCAAATGTGGACAATCAAATGCCGTGACAGTAAACGTGTCCCACCTGTCTCTCTGCTTCGTAAAGGCTTCATAGAAAAACCCACTAGCCGCCCCAGGACTGCTCATCATCAATAACCGACTGGGTTGACACCGCTCAACAGCATGGAAGATCGCTTCATCCTGTATGCCTTTCGCTTCATCCACAATGAACATCAAATTCTCCGTCGGCCCTTGCCTGTGCCAACCCTCCGCCTTGTGCGCGTCACTCGCACTAAACCCTATCGCCCTAGCCCCATTCACAAATCTTAACCCACTTTGTGTCACCTCAAATCCATCCCCATTTGTCATCTGATTAGTGAACCGTCTAATAGCAGGCCACAATGCACCCTCAACCTGTCTAAACACTCCAGCAGTACAAACACACAAACTCTCCGGAAAGTTCACCACATGCCAAACCACAGCCGCTGCGGCTATCATACTCGTCTTCCCCGACCCGTTAGCCGCCTTCAAAGCAACCCGACTCTCCCGATAGTTCAATGCCTTCAAAACATCAAACTGCCAACCATACGGTTTCTCCCCCAACCACCGCTCCGGAAACCACTGCAAGTCATACGTCTTGCTCTGCTCCAAAGCTTTCTTGGAAACCCTTTTTGTTTTAGGTCGATTGGAAGAGGGGGGACTGTTACGGCTTCCGTCTGGCTGGGGGGTGGTGGTGGCCGGTGGTGGATCAGCTTGGACCTTGGGATTCTTGGCAGATTTAGTAGGCATTATCTGGTAGCAGTTTGGCAAACTGGTGCGCTATCCTAGAATAACCCACAATAACAGTGCTTTCCTTAAACGTCTGTTGCTTTGTTGCCA